AAATCTATCTCTTATTATTTCGTTGATATTCATGGTATCTTTCTATTGCTCCTGTTAAATCTTCTGAATCTTTGCTATCTTTCCAAGCCTCATCAATCCAATCAGTATTTTTCTCTACCTTATAACCATTCTCAATATACCATTCAATAGTATCTGGATTGTCATCTGGATAATCAAAGTCTTGCAAGCAACCATTAGTATCAAGGTAGCAATGCCACCAGAATCCACCTAATTCCTCAACTGAATCCTCAATCCAAACCTTGTATTTTGGTAGCTTGGACTTATCCTCGAAGATATTTACAATGATATCAATGGCAATGCCTAATTCTTTTGGACTTGCTTGCTCAATCAACGCACCTCTTCTCCATTGGTTGTGCGTCTTTAAAATTTCAATTGCTTGTCTTAAGTTCATGGTTTTAATTTTAAAGTTTCCTTATTATATTTATTTTTAGCACCCTGGAATAAATGTTTCCAACTTTTACCAGTGCAAATGTTTGAAACGGTTGACTGATCAACATGAAATAAATTTGCAATACTTTGCTGAGTCATTCCATATTTTAACCTCATTACCATTATTCTTTTGACGGATAGATTACTGAGCTTTGTAAAATTACAATCATGTTCAATTTTACCCTTTCCTCTTTTTTTATTATCAGTCTCAACATCTTTAACCAATCTGCAAATAGTTGTCATTGTAACATTGAATTCCTTTGCCAATTCTTTCATTGTCACATCAGATGTGCCATATCTCTTTTGTATTTCTCTTACTTGATGAATATCAAGCTTGGCTGCATTGCTATATCTTCCTTCTTTCATATCTTCTCAACTTTAATTATTAAATCTGGCCATATATCCATCTTCTTGATTGCATCCTCTGGACTGTTGGCTTGAATTGTTCTCTCTTGGATAATCCACTTGACATCCTTGACTTTGTAGGTTACTTTGAAATTCTGCATCTCTTTTTGCTCTTAAAAAATTATTAAATAAATCAGTATTGAATCTTCCTGACTTCCTTGTCCACCAGTATTCGTAATAGGCTGTGCTCATAATGTTGCTGCTAAAATGGTTAATACTAACATCACTGGGATGAGGATTAAGCAGATCAAGGCATCTTGCTGTTCTGCATTGGCTGGTAAAAATCTTTTCATATCTGTTTTTGTTAATTGATTATGAAACAAAGTTAATATCTTTTTTCATATCTGAAATGATTTTAACATTTTTTAACAATTACAAGAATAAAAAAAGCCACTGAAATTAATCAATGGCCTTTTGCGCGTTAACCTAAAACAGATATGGTAAGCAAATATAAGTATTATTTTCTTTTAAGCAAAAATTTTGCAATCTTTCCAAGTAGTCCTGATTGCTCATTAACATCAACCTTAACCTCACCTTTATCAATGCTTACGTCAACTGGCTCAGAATCGATTTTAACGCTGTTATTTCCCTCTTCTCTATGAATATCAACGTCTACCTTAGGTGTATCAATTTGAACATCTGTAACACCATCTTTTCGCGTTATCTTAACATCCACTTTTTTTGTGTCAATGTTTATGTTTAAATTCTTTTTTGGTCTTCCTGGCTTCTTCATTATGCTTCATTTGTTGTTACTATTCCTTTGGCCTCAAGATGCACCACTCTGACATTGGCTGGCTGTGCAATCTTCCATGCTGTCCTTCTTGCTTGACTAAGTCTTGACTTCTCAATGCGAGATATGCTAACTGAATTATTTTGGTTGCCACCAAGCACATGGTAATGAGTCTTATCTTCGCCAACATAGATCCCAACATGACCTCCTCCATTCCTGGTGAATGTTAATACATCACCAAGCATTGGCACTTGAGCAACATTACCATATTTATTCCAGTTCAATGCCCACAATGGAGCCTTCACCACATCAAGACCAGCAGCATGACAGCAATAAGCAACAAATAAACCACACCAAGGAATCTCATCATTGGTATATACTGATTTAAGTCCAAGAGCTTCTGCCCATTCTAAGATTTTTTTATTGTGTTGCTTACCAACAATCTCCTTAGTACCAATATGCTTAACAGCCTCAACCAATATCTTTGGTCCTGTCTCTTTTTTTAGCCAATCGTAGCTCATTTTTTTATAAAATATTTGTAATGAAAATAAGCTGCCCAGCAAAAGATCATGGCAAAGCTTACATGTATTAATACAGATGCATTATTTGAGCAAGTCAAGGCATCATACAGTGATCCTGACGCACCTAATGAGAGAGCCACCCTTACGAATCCACGCTCCAGATAACTAAGCTTCTGAATAGTTCCATTTTCTTGATACACAAAATACAAGAAAAACACCAGACTTATTGCAATGATTAAGTCCGATATATTATTGATTATCTTTATTGCTTCCATTTTTCTCAGCCTTTTGAATTAAATAATCACTTATAAACTCAACACCTTTTACGCCTAAGAATCCAAGGATAAAAGCCACACTCATCTCATATTTATCCGACAATCTTATGATATCAATTATTATAGGAGTTATGTAGTTAGCACTTGCCACCCCTGTAATGATAGCAAAGAATGTAGTCTTAAGATTGCTCTTTTGCTTCTTGCCTATCAATATCAATGAACCAAAGAAACCAGCCACGCTAATTCCTATGTTAAACCCTACCTCTTGTAATAATTGCTTCATATCTATTATGCTAATATGTTTTAGTTAGCGTGAAGATGTCAGAGTAAATTGAGTTACCAGCATTGGTTGAACTAAATTGAGCAGTGATATTCAATGTGTTACTAATAGTTGTATCAAAGGTAGTTGAATTAATTGTATTCCATGCGAATCCTTGTTGAGTTCCTGAAGCCTTTTTCAAGATATGGAATTGTGCTAATGATACAATGGATGCAGTCCCAGTTCCACCAATGGCTCTCACTGTGAATGTAACTGACAATACCCATACTTGATTAGCAATCTGTGGCAATGTCAATGCTCCAGAATCACCTAAATCAACAGCTCCAGCCTTTAATCTGATTCTGATTGTGTCATTGTTATGAGCACTCATCACTCCTCCCATCTCAACTCTGAATGAATCACCAACTGAGAATCCATTTTCTGGAACAGTTAATGAACCAACACCACCATCAATCAATGTCAATTCACTGGTTGTTGCTGTTAACACTGGACTGTTGGCAGTCTGAGCAAAGAGACCATAAGCAACAGTTGATGGAGCTCCAGGAATAGTGACTGTTGTCTTACTTCCATTATCAGCCGCTGTAACTCCAGCTCCAATAAAGTCAATGGTTGACCTTTGAGTTAGATTAGATCCTTCATTCTGTACAGTATCATAAGCCTGTGCTGTTACATTGATAGTAGTTGTTGCCATTATACGTTGATGTTGATTGTATTATTTTCTGTTGTATTTTGCGAGAAGGTATCTTCAAGAGTTCCATTAACATATACCTGATAAGTTGTGGTTAAATCACCACAATTACCAGCTGGAGGATTGCCATTCTCAAAGTCATAGTCATCATAAGGAATTGAACACCAGTCATTATAGTCATAGATTGATACATTTACTGACATTGTCCAGCCGGCTGTAACATCTGGCCCACGATTAATAAATGGTTGTGTTGCAATATCTCCATTGATATCCATGAATTCTTCAAATCTCCATTGCTTGAATGTGATTCTTATGTCATTACAGATGCTCAAGCAATCAGAATGGATTTCATTGACTTGTCTGTACTCCTGAAGATTATACTTGTCGCAAATAGTAATGATCATGTTCACATTGACAGCTTGATCACTCATAGATCCAGGCTGTAATGTTACAACCATCAATGGATATTGTGCAGCATCTCTGGAGATAGCATCCAGGAAATCACCTTGGAAAAACTCGTTTATCTGCCTGTGCTCTGTTGCTATTATCTCCAGCTCTTTCATTAGCTGGTTTAACGTCTTTTCCATTTTTGTTGAGATATGCTTTTAATTTATCAATCTGTTTTTTGCTGAATTTCATTGTATCCAGTTTAAAGACTTATAACCAGTATCATCTTTTTTTACATACTCATTGCAATGGTCAGAACACATATCACAATATTCTGGATACTTAACAGCTTGGTCATCCTTAAGGTAGCCAATCAATCTCTCCTTGTAAAAATATGCATCTTTTCTCAATTGATCTCTGAGTTCATTAACATCAGCAAGAGAATTGGCTTGAATGTTCTCATCTTGCACTCTTCCTGTTGTCTTATTGGTGAGCTTCTCATTCAATAGCAATGCTGCCCTGTAATCAACGAATGCAACCAAGCAAGGGACAACATAATCATTCATCAAAGTAAGATAATCAGCCGTCCATGTGGATGTTTCAACTCTATCAAGTAATGCCTTATATAAAGGAGTTCCAAGAGCTGGCTGAATATACATGTCTTGACTTCTCTTGATAGCCACTGCTAAGAGTTTTGTATCTGTATTGCTGTGGATGAGTCCAAGTTTCTTGAGATTCTCCACTGAAAGTAGGTAGTTCATATCTTATCTTTTTACAACTAATTGCTGAATCCATTCATGTCTACACCATGGTGTTGATACTTGTGTATCTGGATTGGTGTACCATCCACCTCTGTATCTCCATACATCTCTATCAACTCGTCCAGAGATAGTGTTAATCTCATCCTTTGTGTATAATCTATTGAGGCCAAGTAATCTCTCGCAGAATTGTCTTGATCCACTCTTTGCAGGTGGTACATCAAGTCTGGTCCTGTATCCATATCTTACCTCAAATCTTTCAATTGGAATCTGCTCCTCTCGAATCAATTGCTTACCTAAGTCATTAACTTCTCCTTTGATTAAGATCTCCCATTTCATAAGCTTAGCCATTGACTTAGCTATCTCCTCAATATTAGTGTTCAATGCCTTGGCAATAGCATTTGAGTCTTCACCATCACCAAGCATCTTTAATACGTTCTTATCAAAGTCATTTAGCTCTGCTGATATCTCTCCAATGGTTGCAAATAGTTGATCTTGCTTTGAGAATACATCAGCTGATGGAGTGTCCCATGCTATTGGAAAGGTAGCAATCACTTCGTATTCATGAGCTGAATCACCATACTGAGCAAAGTATCCAATCTCATCATCAGAGAATGTATGCTCATGCTTGCATGATGACATTTGCTGTGGAGCTGAATCCAACCCTACAATTTTACGAGCTTGTATTTCATCGATATTTGGATATGTTGTCATTATAATTGTCAAGGCTGATTCACTTGATATCTTACCATCATTCATCTTGCCAACTACATCCATCAATGCATTGATGTCTTGTCTATTGAATGAGTTCTCTTGAGCAACTGGTGCAGTCTCAGCAACTCCGATTGGTGTAACATCTTTTAATTTAACAACTCCAGTATCTCCTGATAGCTTAACCATATAATTAAGTATCCATTCAATTCTTTTTTGTCTTGTCTCAACATAAGTCTTTTTAAATATCTCAAAAAGATCAGCTGATTCAGCCGCATTGAATGATCCTTCTGGAGCAACTCCAAATAATGATGGAGCTACAACTGCATGAGCCACAAGAATATTCTGCTGAACACTTGACTCAAGAGCTTCATATCTCTTATCTAAGTCATTTCCAGTTAAACTCTCAACCTTTGGAGCTTGATCTGCTGATGGTGCAAAGGTTATGATGATATCACCACTATTCTCAATGCTTGATGCTGGTCCTTTGATTTGATTCTTGAATGATTCTGCCTCTTCTTGAGTTTCTGGAAATCCATCCATAAAAGTGATTAGAGTTCCTGACTTAAATCCATTTTGTAATTCATACATATGGAATTTAGAGATATCAACATCAGTCTGAATTGCTGTAATTCCACCTTGATATGGTGGTTTTGGATAGACTCCATGCTCTTTGCGTCCCTTTTTAGCTGGATCCTTGTAATATAGAACAAATGAACCTGTCTTATTGTTCTCATCAAGAGCTGGTAATGTTCTAAGATTTGTTTTCTCGGGTGATTGCTGTTGTGCTGTCCAATCATCAGAAAGATAGTACATTCTTTCATCAGATGAGATCCTAATTGCATCAATGGCAAGATACTCCCACATAGCAACTCTTGTCCCTTCTTTATTCCAAGTACCTTTTACAGCGAATGCTCCGAATAATTCATAATCAAATGCCAGTTGCTCTACAATCTCATCCATTGTAAAGTCGGTGTAAGCATTAGCAAGGAATCTTGATAGCTCACCTGAGACAACTTCAATCCCTCCACCAGCAATATAGTAAGTCTTATTCTTAATGATTCCTTGATGCCAAGCTGATCCATTAAAAAGAACCACTAAAAAAAAGGGATAGTCATTCTTTTTTCCCCACTTGATGAATCCAAGCATTCTATCTTGCTCCTCAATTGGCAGAACAAAGTCCTTTCTGAATGACATTGATTCTAACTTATTCATATATATTGAATGTTATGTTTGTTGAAAATTCTGTTGATGGTGAGTCAATGGTAAATACATGAGCTCTACCTTCCTCAACTAAGCCATCTGATAAATCAGGATCAAGATTGCTTGATGATGTTTGTTGATAGATTCTATATGTGTAATATCCATCGTAATCAAAGGTTACATCAACTCCATCCTCAAGCAAGAACTCATCATATCTTGATGTCCCTGTACTGATATTGGTTAGAATACAGTAATATTTCAAGAATGATTGCTCATGCTCGAATTCAAATAGATAGTAAACTGGACTAACTGTTGTCAGTTCCGTTACTGTTACTATCAGATTGGAAGATGTCGCCTTCTGTATTCTCAACATTTTTAATTAATTTAGGTTTCTTTCGCTCGAATATATGGATTAATCCAATTGACTGGTAAAAGTCCTCTTTGCCTCTTTCAATAGTTAACCATTTCTTGAGGAAATTTGACCACTGCATTGTGCCAATGTATTTCTTTAATATTTCCATAATTCAAATATACAAAAAAAGGAGGGACACTGCCCTCCCTTCTATTAAGAGTTTAATCAATTATTAAATTGATGGAGATTGTTGTGTCAATAATGTTGCATAGATTGCAGCATCAACATCTGGAACTGGATCATTTTCCAATCCACCCATGATGATATCATGTCCTAATCTGTCAGACTTAAGAACACCAGAACCATAAGCTGAAGCTTCAGCAATCTGAAGACCTTCACCAAATCCTAATGCAACATAAGTACCGTCAGCCTTCTCAACAATTGCAACTACCTCATTTTGTCCAAGCAAATGAATCTCTGAACGTAATTCCTTAGTATCTGATGCTAAGATCATTGTCAAAGTTTGCTCATACCATAGAGTACCATTACCTTTATTCACGCGAATTGGAGCTGTGTAGCTTGATAAGTTTGATTTCAACTTATATAAGAACACTTCACCAGTAACAGTCAATGCAGTAACTTCATTATCAACTATTGTAGATGCAGATACATTACCTAAAGGAAACAATAACACTGACTTGATACCACCTTTTCCGTTGGTACAAGCTCTGTCATTATATCCAGCTGTCATATTACAAGCCATTGTTATATTTTTTTAATGTTTATAAAATGGGAGGAGTTGCCCCCTCCCTTATTAGTTATTAGTTAGGAGATCCAGTTCCGTTCCACACTCC